CATCTGCCATGATTACCCCTTCACCTTAGCGCGGGCATCAAGTTTTGCCGCTGAGGTTTCAATGGCTTTAATGACAGCTGCGTTAGTCTTGCCGCCGTCTTCTTTCCAAGCTCTAAAGATTGCGCGACCTCTCATTTTGCGAGAGGCGCGACCTGCTTGCCCTTCCTCACGCTTGTAAGCATCAACGATTCTGCCTGTGTTATTTAAGGCGTTAATAAATTGTTGTCCAGCGTTAGGGTTGTTACTGTTAGATTGATCTTTGTTTCCTGATCGAATAGTCTTTCCATAATTAGCATGAGAGCGTAATTTAACTTCATAAGCAGGAGCCTGTGGTCTGCCTTGAGGATTCTTTCGCCCAGCAGTCTCATACATAGAGCCAGCGGCAGATGCGTTGACGATGCGAGCTAGGGAGCGAAAACCTGATCTGTTTGGCGTAGATGGTGTTGTTCTATAACTAATACCACGCTTAGCATCAGATGATGACCATTGAAGTCTTTCCCATGATCCTTTACTCGGCATACCCCATCCAGATAACGGCGCTGTTGAAGGAATAAATCCTCTAGCCTTTGCAGTGATTGGCTTGAGTAATCCTGCAATTTCTTTCTGTGTTTCTTTAGCCAAGTCTGGAGCGAACTCTCTTAAAGCCTTGCGAAGTTCAATGGCGCCTTTTAACTCTGTTGCCATCTTTAATCTCCTTCGCTTCGTCAGTTAAGCCTTGAAGTAAAGCATCTAGCATTACTTTGTCCAACTCTAATAAATGTTGTGGCGCGATCCCTAACCTTATGCTTAGCCTAGCAATAAGATAGGTGAACGGGAGATCGCGCTTTAAGCTAAAGGGTCGGAGTCAAGCACCTCAACACTTTTCAGTGTCTCAATGAAGTCCATCCCAAATGGCTTAACAGTTTCACCTGACCTGCGTGTGACTTCCCATGCCAACCAATAGACATCGCTTTGCTTTTCCTCATCGCGGAAAGCCTTGTGGAAACCCTTTTTAGCGTACATCTCAAACGCGTACTCCACTGCTGGAGTAATCTCGCCTTCTAGTACGCTTCCATCTACACGAACGATCTTTAGTCTTGCCATGTTTAGCCCCTTTGTTTAATTGTTTAGAATGTGCCTGTTGTGGCTACTGCAACTGTTGAGTTTGCAGTAAATGTGATGCTCTGTGTGCCAATGTCTCCAACAGCACCGTTGATGTCTGTTGTGTTATTGACTAGCAAAGATACAGTGTATAGAGGGTTAGTTGCTGATACTGCTGTGTCTTTTTCCTGTAGGAATACAGCTGTTACTGTGGTTCCCCATGCAGCTTGTAGTGTTGCCAATACATTTGCTGATGCTGTGTCATTTAGGAAGTCGATAGTTACTGTTGATGACTCTAAGCCCTTTACGAACTTGTGAGATGAGTCACCCATTGCAGTTACTTCTAGTTCATCAAATACTCGGTTAATTGTTACTGCTGTGACATGGTCAGAAAGATCAACAGTGTTAATCTTCACGCCGACCTTGTTATTTAGAAATACAGCCATGAGATTATTCCTCGTCTTTCTTTGTAGGTGCTGGCTTAGGTGTTGCTGGTGCTACCTGCCCGATTTTCTTCAGGAAGGCTTGGTTCTCTTTTTCCCACTCGGACATTTTAACTCCAACTCGTAAGGATGTTTATTGACATCTCGCAGCTGAGTAGGTCACCCGAAGCAGCGTTGAGAATACTAGGTGCGCTTATTGCGCTTACATTATAGGTCAAAGATGAGGCAGCGAGCTTTGCAAACACGCCACAGACTGCATCTTCTATTCCGTTTAGGTTTCCCTCATTGTCAAACAAAGGCACAGTAATAATAATCTTGAAGTTAGCCATTGGGCTGATAGTGATGTGCTGGTTATTGCTAGGTGTCAAATAGGGATCATCTGGAGACACGATGACAGAGTTAGCAAGAACTGTGGCAGGCGGAAAGGCAAATGTCTGCCACTTAGCATTATCGACTAACGCTGTGGCTAATGTGGTGCGAAGGGTTGTGACTGCAACTGGCATTATCCCACCATCGATGTTGGTGCAAGTGCGTGTGCGATCAATCCTCTGACCTTAGCGAGTAGCTGTGCGCTCATTCGGTAAGGTGAGGGCTGGAAATCGACTGCGTTAGAACCTGAAAGGGTAGCGGTTCTCGCTTGCCAGATTTCAACGCTGATCATTAGTGCAGCGTTTTGTACAGCTTTATCTTCTGCCCAGTCTTGATAAGTAGATGCTGTGACAGTAGCAAAAGGATTGAAAGGATGCTTAGTTGAATCTGTTACATGGTTTGTAGTTACAGTAATTAAGTAATCGCCAACGCCAGTAATTGTTTTATTGCCATTGAAGTGCGCCCCTGCGCCTGTGATGTTCACAGTTTGTCCAACATAGTAAATGTCTTGGACTGTAGTATCAAAGTACAAAGTGCCAACTGTTCCCTGATTAGAGTGAGAAACAGCAAAGTTAGTGTTAGCCCATAGCATAGGAAGTAGGACTGCATCTGTAGCGTCACACACTTCCTGCAAGGTTGCATCAGGGTACAGCGTACCGACACCGAGAGTACTACGGAGTTCAGCTACGGTTGTAAGTGCCATGATGATCCTTTCTAAAGACTCTCAGGGGTAGAGGGCAACTACCCCTGAGAGCGACTTAGTTACCTAGTGATTAGGTTAGGTTGAACTTGCGAACACCCTTACCTGACTTGGCCAAGTAAATTGCCAAGTATCCGTATAGGTTGATTTCGATCTCGCCTGATGTTAGAACATTAACGCGAAGTTGTGTCTGTGGTGATTCCCAGCAGTACACAGATGATGGTGCAACCAAGAACGCTGAGTTATCAACGATTCCTGATGCTGCGATGTTGTGATCAACGATCAAGTCAGTTCCAAGAACATTTCCACGAACAGATGAAGCGACTGCTGAACCTGATGCGTTTTGTGTTGGGCCTTGTGCTGAATACAATGCTCTCCCAGTGGTATCCGCGTATCCGGTTATTGCGGCCCATTGGTCGGTGCTTGCAACGAGCTTGTTAGCGAAGTCTCCACCTGTACCCTTGTATGCTGCTGCGCCTTCTACAGAGATGAATGACTGCAATCCAGCTGCTGTTGCTGCTGTAGTTGCTGCTGCTGTTCCGTTAGCAATAAATGCTGCTAGAAGTGCTGAGTCTGTTGCCTTCTCGTATGCCTTGCGGAGTTCTACCATCATGAGTTCCATGAACGCAGGTGATGAACGATCAACTAGCTCGAATGATACGCGCTGTAATCCTGAGAACTTCTCAACTGTTACTGTGTCGTAAGCAGATGTCATGCCTGTCTCAGATGGTGCTGCGCCTTCGTTTGTGTCTGCAACTGTTGGTGCAACGTCAGCTGAAGATGCGTTTGTGTACAAGCGTGGCACTGTAAATGACATACCTGAATCAATCAGTGCTGCTCTCGTGGCTGCTTCAAATGCAGGGCGACCCGTAAATGTATCTGTGATAAATGTTTCTAGGTGACGTGGAAGTGTCAAACCTGTGTTTGTAGAAGTCGAATCATCTGCACTTCGTACAATACGGCGTGACTCGTCATCGCCTAGTGCTGCCTTCATGCTTGCTTCTAAGTATTGTGCAGATGTGATTGGTGCAATGCGCTCACGCACATGTGTAGTTGCTGTAACAACAGGGCGCGCAGCTTCAACCGCTGCTGCCTCTACTGGTGCTGCAACTGTCTCTGGAGTATTCTCCACAGCTGTCTCGCTTTCTGTTGGTTGGATTTCTTCTACTGCCTCTGGAGTATCCTCAGCAGCGACATCAATTACTTGAGCAGACTTAAAGGCTGGCTCTGTAACTAATGAAACTTCAAAAAGACGGGCGGCAGACACATGCATCACGCCAGCCTTCATCTTTGATTTAATAACTTCTACGCCTACAGATAGACCAGATTGCAATCCTTCTTCTGCAAGGATTAGTGCTTCTGTGCCTCTGTTGCTACGACTAATCTTGAAGCTTGCATAAACTCCCGTTTCATCTTGAGTAAAACTGGTTGCCTTTCCTAAAGGTTGCTTCATGTCGTGTTGGTTTAATAATTTGACAGTCTTAGGATCTTCTGGAAGTTGAATCGCATTACGCTCAAATAAAACTTTTCCAGCAGATGTGTTTCCTACTTCGCCTGTTCCTGCTGGAGCGATCTTGCCAGAGATTGTTCTTTCTTCAACATTGGCAGTGATCTCAGCAGAAAATGTAAGGATGTTAGTCATCGATTCCTTCACTTCCGTTAGGTGTTAAATCTTCCATCTCCATAGCCTGTTCAACTGTGATCAGACCGATAGAAATCATCTTCTCAAGCACTAGCAGTCTTTCCATTGGATCTACTTTAAGGAAAGATGAATCAACATCAAAGCGAACAGAGTTTCCTCTGGCTGTAATGTCATCCATGCTTAGTCTGTGAGAAATCGCATTTACATAAGGTGCAACACTAAATGAGAAAAATTGCTTGCGCTCATCTAACACATTTGCATAGGTCATTGAGTTATTCATCTCTGCTGATAATAGGTAGGCAGGGATGTTGCACAATCTGGCAATTTCCGTACTGAGGAATTGCTGGGCAGAATCGTACATCATGTCTTTAGGTGAGAATGATGTTGGTTGATACTCAAGTGTAGAAGTCAAGTAAGCAGTAGCACGATTTTGTCTTGCGTTCTTCCATGCAGCTAATAATCCAGCAACTTCTTTAGGATCTAGGTCAGCACCGTTATTGCGAAGCACTCCAGAAGGCATTGGAGTTTGTGCTGCTACAACTGCTGCTTTGCGTAGATCGATTGCAGCTCTAATTGTTTCTGATCCGCGTTCTAAGATACCTTCATCAAATGCTTGAAATGTAACGAGTGATCCTAAACCTGACATTGGTACTGCAACTGCATCTACAAAGTATTCTGTAATTGTCATGCCATAAAGGTCAGTGTTAAATGTTACCTTGACATTTGGAATCCATTGAAAGCGTGATGGTCGGCCATCTTCAGCATAAACTTCTGTTACTTGCCAGTAAGCCACGCCGTACATGAGCAAAGAATCTACAGTCCATGCCATTGTTACTGATCGCGGTTGGTTTAATGCTGGTTGATCAACCCAGACTGGGTTTCCCAATTCTTCACCTGTTGAATTGCGATAAAGATTCATTGGAAGATCGGCAACTACAGATGAAAGCAAGTTTCTGCATCGAGCTATCGAAGGTACAGACATCGCCTCGTTGCGTTGAACGCGTGGTAGGATGTAGTTATACAGCGAGTTAAGATTTTCGCCCATAATGCTTGGCGCGTATTGAGCCAGAAGCGAGTTAGTTTTCTTTGGCGCTTCTGATCTACTAAAGATACCCATAGACATAAAGGGTACCATTTGTCAAGTAATTAGACAAACTCTGTCGGCGTGTCTAAGTATAAATCTGTGGCTTAGGTTGAGGGATCATTAACTTAGATACTACCATCGCAAGGCCAATAGGTGCAGAAATGTCTCCAGCCGACTTGCGTTTAATAATACGCCATGCCGAGTCGTTAACCTTAGCTGCGCAGTTATTCATCTGTTGGATTAACTCGGCCTGACCATTGTGAACCACACGATGATTAACTAAGCCTTCTAATAAGTCACCACAGGCCTTGTAGAACTGCTGCCCACTGACATCCTCGCAGACGACACCACTATTCATTAAGCGATCGGCGATAGTCTGTGTAGCGTATTTATCAAAGCACACAACTCTAGGTTTGTAGATGTCAGCCCATCCTTTTATACTTGCAGCCATTTTTAATTCGTCAATAGCAACCTGAGAGCTGTAAGTCTCCAAGATTCCGATGCCAATCCGTCCATCTGGCAGAATTTGTCCTGCGACTAGTGAACCGTTGCGCCGAGACGGACTGACATCGAAACCGAATACAGTATAAGCCCCAGCAGTCATTTCTAGTGTGCTATCCGATGTTTCTTCTAACACGCCATGAGGCCACGGACTTGAAAGGCTGTCAATCCACTGGCATAGGGTTTCAGTGCGTGTATTTTCAATAGGCGATGTTGCAATCGCTTCTTCTAAGGCTTCTTCTGTAATTGTGTAACCTAATGATGGATTAGCCATTGCCCATGCATCGCGATCATCGATCTTGCAATACTGTGGCGCAGAATACTCATAGAATCCGAAAGACTTAGGCGGATACGAGATTGCTCGCTCTCTTAGATCATTTAACACTGTGCTAAAGGCATCTCCAGCGTTAGAACACAGCAGAGTATGTGAATTTGCGTGGGCTCTGGTCACGGGAGTCGCAGCTCGAAACCCCTCTTCGCTAATCTCTCGAACTTCATCGATAAATAGCAATCCGTTGACAGATCGACCACGAGAACCGTCTCTGGTAGCTGCTACAACATCTAATCGTGTGCCGTTGAGCATCTCAATAGACTCAGTGCCGTTTGCATAGCGTATCTGCTTAACAAAGCCCTTTAAATGATCATTATTTTCTAGGATGTCTGTGACTTGTCTGAATGTGTCCAGAGCCATGCTTCTATTTGATGACATGATCAAAACATTGGTTTCCCACTTGATTAAGTGAGCCAGAATCAACATACGCGCTAAATGTGTCTTACCGTTCTGTCTAGCGATCAATAGCAGGTTTGTCTTGCGAATCCACTTGCCTTTTGTGTCCACAGTAAGCATGTCTTTAAGTACATACTCCTGCCACGGCAATAAAGGCATCTTAATAATCTCACAAAGCTGCTTTACATCATCGAGTTTGTTTTTACCCTTGAGAGGTACACTCTGGAGCCTCGGTTTCGTTGCCCCTCGTAGCGCCTGTTTCTTTTTGGTCGCAGTTGTCATTGACTCGGATTAGGTCGGAGCTTAAAAGGACTGTCCAGCATCGTCTCGGACTGTTTTGGAGAGAGGA